TCCGTAACCATTTACGTTACCATCAATATATGGTTCAAAGTAAGCAGTTGCTGTAGGAACGTCCCCTTCAGCTGGGTTGGTGTTACTTGTAAAGAGTTTCAGTACAAGGTTTCTCGGTGAGTTATCTTCGAGATCCGCAACAAAATTATTTTGCGCTATCAGATATCTAAGTGACTCAATTTCACCAATATTAGGGACTAGTAATGCCATCGATACAACTCCTCTGAGGGGTTAGACTTTAAGAACTATACTTATTTATAGTATTCTACAATTTTAATTTTAGAGAGATTAATAACCTTCTAATATTAGTCACGCTTACCACGTTAAAGTTTAGGATGTCTCCTGCAACAATTGTGGTATCCCAGTTATTTAGTACATCATCAAAGTATTTATTTGTTGATTGCAACTGAACCCTTTGATTTTGAGTGATACTAGTGAAAGTTGGGAAATTTTGGAAAGTAGTTTTTGATATGTCGAAAACAATATCTCCAGTTTGATCACACAATACTCGTACATTTTCAATCTTTCCACTTACATCTATAGTTACTCTACCCTTATCTCCAGCGATCATTGGAGTACTTCCACTATCGATAACATAATTTACAGTTCGGGTAAGATCCGCAGCAGCGGCCAAAGCGATCATGAAAACATTATCAGTACCAGTAGGTGCAGTTGTAAATACAATCTTATCTCCAGAAATATTATAATCCGTTGCTGGATTTAAAAGTAAATTATTCTTGGATACAATCAATTGTTGATTGTTATTTGGACTGTATGCAACACCTTGATCAGTCAATGAGAATGTTTTACCAATCCCATTCATTCCCGTAATAGTATCCAGTACGATATTACCGTATTGAATAGATTTTGAAGGAATTTCATAATCAACACCAACGTTATAATCGCCAGGTTGATTTAAGGTAACTAGATAATCTGCCATTATGAAACGCCTGGTATAACTAAAACATTTCCCTGTATGGGTCTTGTTTTATATGAATTGGGTGAAGTCAAAACGAGATCATATACATATCTTCCACCTTCTATTGAAGTAGTAATCGTGCTAGCAAGAGCAACCTTCACTTGTCCGTTAATCCTGTCAGGGAATGTAACAACAAATGCATTGGATTTTGTAGCGTCAGGGTGTTTCTTTATCTTAGACTCGGCAGTATAACCAGTCAAATTTAAAGAAGTGTTATTATTATTTTTTATAGTAAAAGTTGCTTCAAAATCTACGCCCTGATCAAGAACTAGGTTGACATTTCTTGCCGTCATAGTAATAGGAAGATTTTAGTTATTTATGACAATTTACTCAAAACTACGTTCAACATGGACTTAATCTCACTCATTTCATCTTTTAATTTATCAAGTTCCTGTTTTTCTGTTAGTTTTTGATTTTTCATTTTTATGTAATTATCATATTCACTATCTGAGCAATTAATTATTGCACCAGAATTAGCATCTCTATAAAGCGAAGAACTATCTTGAACTTTTATTTTGTCCATTAGATAGAAGCAATCGCTCTCAAGTCACGAAGTTTAGGAACAAACGCATAGTTAGTTCCACTCATAATGATTTTAATTTGGAATCCATTAAACTGTGGAAGATTTCCAGCACTAAACTTGTACTCTTTGTAATCGTTCTCAGTTCCAGAAGCAAGAATTCTTCTATCTGGTTTTCCATTATTCTTAGCCTTATTGATAACAAGACCATTAGAATCTAGGTTATCGAAGCCTGGGAATAGTTCAAATAATTGGTACTGTGGTGGAGCATCAACTCTGAATATCCTATACAGAACTCTTATATCATTGGTAGAATGTCTGTATGCGTCAAACATAACTGTCAATCCATCAGCAGCCTTTTCAAGATTAACAACCTTAGAAAGATAAACTGCGGCACTTGGATCACCATCAAGAGAATTGACTCTCAAATCACTTGCATAATCAGTTACCTTAGAGTTAATCCTATCCATTGTAGTAATGATATTAACTCTATCTAAGTCAATCATTGGACTGACTTTGGGATCCTGAGTATCCATAAAGAACTGCATAGTGAATGATTTCCTGCCAGGGAAGTCAGCCAACTTATTCAATTCATTAATCTTAGAACCAATTATCCTTGGAGAACTCATGGTATTATTACTATTAAGAGATATTGGTTCATATCCCTGATCAACATAAGCATCTAAAGATCCATCTGGACTATTACCACTAAATGTTCTTATCTTAGTTTCAATTGTTGTTCCTTCTGGTTGTAAGGTTCCAATATTAGGTCTAATAATATTGAATGGAATATTCTGTGTTGCTTGTGGTCCAAATGGAACACCGACCATTACATATTGTTGATCATAACTACCACCAGATTTAGTTTCTCTCCAGAACAATTCAGGGAATCCACTAGAATTTCCAGTTGCTCTATCTATTCCACGACTTGATATTCCAACTTTAACCCAATAATGATCAACATCAATTGGATATGTTGCAAGATCAGTGTCAGAGAACTTGTGACTTGTATTAATCCTTCTTAGAGAAACACCATTCAACTCATACTTAAAGATCTTATCATTGATATTATAATCACCAGCTTTGGTGGTATCATAGGATCTTGATATACCAGTTATAGTTCCTTGAGATGTATTAACACCAGTGTATTGAATGACTTCGTTACCAATATGAGCATAGCCTGGGTTAGAACTATCAACTACTAAGTTTTCAAAGGAAGTAAAGATACCAACAGCAGAAACCTTAATATCAGAAGTACTTGAAGAATCAAAAGAAGCAGTTACTTTTTCTGGTTTAACATCAGGTTCTACTCCAAAGAGTTCAACTTGATCTTGAGGAGAGTACATACCATGATTGGAATGTCTAACTCTGAAATGCAATCCGTCAGTAACAGTGTTTAGATACTTGATAGCACCACCATTAACTACGGTTGTACCACCAGAACCAACATAGACAATTGCAGAAGAAGCATCGATCTTAGGAAGACCTTGTATTCTGTCAAGTAAGATTGTATTAAATGCACTAATAACACCAACATTATTTGGTATTGTTAATCTTAAACCTTTACCAAAGTTATCAGTCTTACTAGTATCAACAGTTAGTACATCACCAGCGGAATATCCAGTACCACCAATAGATACTGTTGCAGCAACACCAATTCTATTATTAACGTGGAGTTTTATTTCAGCACCAGAACCACTACCTGTTTGTGAAATTAGAGGAACGTTGTTATAAACAATAGAGGAATTGGTAAATCCAGTTCCAACATTGGTCAAAGTTAAAGCACTTCCAATTCCAATTGCACCAAGAACCTTATTTAAATTTGCACTAAAGTTTGGATTGTTTTGTTGGTAAATTGTTGTACCTTCAGAAAGTCCTGTAATCTGAGCAGAAGTTAAACTATTAGCCAATCCAACAACCTTGTTATGCTCAAGCATATCAATTGGATTTAAAGCAAGTGAAACAATTTGTCTGTTTCCAATTTCCAAATCTGGGTTGTAGAAATTAACTCTACCAGTTTCATTTGTAAAGTTTGCTCTGTATAGATTAAACTTAAGGTCTTCCAACTGACTTGGATCCCATGTTGCACCGTTCTGTGACTTAAACAATGAACCAAGTAAAGGCTGAGATGAAACAATTATCTTCTCAGAGTCGGCAGCATTAATTGTAGTAATGTCTTCTTCACCCATTCTAGAGATAAAGACATAGTATTCATTAGATGCAGATAGAAGAACTAAACAATATTCTCCACCACCCTCAAGAAATACTGGGGATGGGAATGTAAATGTTGTTGCCTTGGAACCATCTTCAGACAATACAACCTCTGATGGATCAAGAACCACTTCACCAAATGGCAGAATATCTTGAGTAGGCAAACCAGTTTGTAATGTCCTTACTTGAAGTGTTACTGGAAGAGCATTTGTATCTTTCGCTCTAAAGTAAATATCACATTTTGTTAGATAAACACCATTAATATCTGGTACTTCAAAAGATTGTGCAAGAGGGTCGACCCATCTTGTCTGACTTGTTGACCTGTTATTGAAACTGGTATCAACAACAAGTCTGCTGTCAGTATCAGTTAAAGATCTATCTTGTGACTGAGGTATGCGTTGAACATCAGCATTTCTCATTCTCAAGGTACTTGCTTCAATATTCTGAAGGGTTCCAGAAGAAGTGAAGTTAGTTTCAGCAGAACTATCTGTGAATCCAGAGATTGTGGAGTTAGCAGCACTACTTGTTAATGTGAATGTCTTAGTACCAGTGTTGAATGATGGTGCAGAAGGAACAGTAGGATCAGGTAAATATAATGATCCAATTAGAGATCCTGCTCTATCAGTAACTAATCTAATGTCTTTAACGGTTGCAATTGCACCACTAGACTGTCCTATTAGTTTCATACCAGTGGTAATATAACCATAGAAACCAGATGCAGCCTGCAATTCCAATGCTGCAGTATCTACGTTAAGTAGTGTAGCAGTAGATGAATATGCAGAAGATATATTTGAAGCAGGAGAATATGGATTCTCTTTGTATGTTTGTGTTGGAGAATTATAAGGTCCGTACTTATGATTCTGATTTGCTAACCTGAATCTAATTGCATCATTGTTAGTATTTGGACGACTTCCTTCAACAACTTCGCCAGGTCCAAATGTACCACTAACCATCTCAATTTCAATGAGTTTTGGTACGACATACTTTTGCATGTCGATGTTATCAAAGAATGGATAGAGTCTTGTATTAGGCTTAAGTCTCCTACAAACAAACTCAATATTCCTTGATCTCATTGTAGCAACAACTTCAGTTGAAACTACCTTATCTCCAAGACTTGTAGTATCAAATCTTTCACCAACCCTAAACTGAATACCTTCTCTAGTTTGATTGGTAGTTGTAGTTGTAGTTTGCTCTCTGAAGTTCCAAGTATCATCCCTAAAGTTAGTAGTTGTGGTAATTGGAACACCATGGCGACCACCTTGACCATATTCACCTCTGGTCTCTGTTGTACCAGTCATGGTTGTTCTGGTATCACTAAACACAGAAGGTCCAGTAGATGTACTAGATCCTGTCCATGTTGTCTCCCATGAACCCCAGTCAATTGGAGATAGACCAGTATTACTATCTGCACCAGTCTGACCCATAAATCCATTGTAGGATCCTTCTATGTCATAGGTAGCAGAGCTCCTTCTTGTCTCAATCCAAGTATCAGTAGATGGATTAAGTTCAATTTGACCAATCCAATTAACAACAGCAAATGGATTTACATTCTCAATTCTTGTTGCAAACTTGTTCTCAAGATAAACAGTATCACTATAATCTAGACATACAACGTCACCAATTCTCTTGACATTTGCATCTCCAAGATCTGTTACGAATCTATAGTCAGCAGCAGGACTTGCGGAAGTCGCAGCACCAACAATAGCTTCAGAACCCAACAACATATCAATAGATGTTGTATAGTGTTGTGGTCTCAATCTACCAGAAACCGCATCAATACTTGCTTTATACTGGGTGTTAGTTACATCACCAGCAACAGATGATTTGAAATTATCAACAAAGAATCCAGCCTTAAATCTGTCAAGATTAGTTTGTGGATCACGCAAAGACATATTTGCAGTATCACTTTCAAGAAGTGACAATGCCGTATAATATTCAACGTTCTTAAGTCTATCTTCAATAACACCGATATCCTTCATTCGATATCTCTTATATCTTGCAAGACGCAATCTTGCTTGAGATGAATCGTAAAGATATGGTGGTAAAGATATTGTTGCAACTTCTAATGCATTATCAATGGCATTAGGTATCTTAGGTTCAATAGCTGGAATACCTTTAGCAAGAGTAAATATTCCTTCTTTAGTCAAATAAAGTTTATCAATTCTACCAAGATAATAATCATAAGAAACATTCATAGACTTATCTTTGGCAACAACATGTGTTGAAGATGAAGTGAATGGATCAAACAATCTTGCATTAAATTCAAAAGGAGAACGACCAGCAGCTGCAGAAGTTGCTCTTGGTCTCAAGTCAATAATATCAGCGCCAGGTCTTCCTCCTACAAATGGTATTCCAAAAGAATACAAGTCATCATCATAGGAATTAACAGTTACAAAGTCGCCTGGGTCAGAGTTCTCAATAACAAAATTATTGTAAATGATCTTTAATTTCTTTACAGGAGCCTCAGATCCAGGCTTCCTTACAATAGCAGAAAAATCAACATAATCCATCCTCTGGCCTGGATCAAACTCAAAGTTATTTCTAATATCTCTATCGCCAGGAACAAATGATAATATATCTGCAACTACATTTGATTCTTCAAATACAATTTCTTCACCAACTTGGAATGAATTCTCATTTTGATGTACAAATTTAACTTCATTTGATCCATTATTTTCAACTAAAACAGCAGAAGCACCAGAACTCTTACCAATGATAGTTTCACCTTCTAGAGTATTGAGAATATTAGCATTTAAATTCGTCAATACCAATGCAGGTAATTGTGGTTCAGAAGTTGAAGAAGATTCAATAATAGCTAAAACATATGCAACATCTGGTACAGTAAGAGATATTCTCTTATCTTCTACCCTTGTACCATAAATTGTAGAATAACTAAGTCCATTATTATTAGTTGTTGCACCAACTCCAGCCATACTAGACTTGGACTTGTCAATAGTAATTTGAGTTGCTCTCTTAAATATCTTATTCTTTGGTTTTACATTAACTTTCTTCCAAGTAACTGTCAATACAGCAGTTCCAGAGGCAGTAGCCAAATTACTTAATGTAGCCGTTCTTCCACTTACAGTAAGTTTCTGATTGTCAAGACTTTCAACAACTCCAGTGCCAGGGAAAGCAAGGTTGTAATCTTCTTCATCATATGGTTCTAAAGAGAGATTGGAATCAGCTTCTAAAGTTCCACTATATGCATTATTTGTAATGGATATAGTATATGATTTTCTAAAAGTAATATTCGCATTATTAAGTCCTACAGAAGCAATATTAGTCTTAGATAATTGAGCAAATAAGAATGCTTTAGAGTTGTTCTGAACTTCTAATGTAGTTTTGAACAAATCACTTGTAGTTGTAGTAGCACTAGGTAATGATCCAGTACAAACTCCAGCAACTGTTGTCAATTGTCCTACAACAATTTCTCCACTAGTAATCTGTTTAATATCAGCATAAGAAGGAGTTGTATTTCCAGGCACACTGTAACTAATAACATCTCCAGTCTTAATTCCCACATTAAGGAAACTAGCATTAGGAGAAGTTACAGTTGATACACCACCACTACCACCTGTAATGGTGAATTGAGTAGCAGATGGTCCGATAAGACTACCAATAGTTAAACGTGGGTCTGCGGTAAATGTAGATCCCGTTCCAACGAACTGGAATACATCTTGCATACCATAATCATCAACCCTAGTAATAGATCTGGAAATAGCATTTCCATTAGCATAAATCTCTTCACCCTCTTGGAATTCACCAACAACTTGATAAAGAACTAATTGATTTCTACCACTAACAGACTCATACAAATATCCAGCAGCATTACTACTTCTACCCTCAATGTATTGAGGAACTTGTAAAGAAGTAACTGCTGTATTAAGGTTCAAATATGTGAATGTATTAACATCATAAAGTGAAGATTCAAATGTTGTATCTGCGCCAGAATATGCAACATTCTTTAACTTCATATCATACAGTCTTGCAACCCCAATATGCAATCCACTTGCGGTGCCTGGAGTAGCAGTTCTCTTATTGTATAAGTGAATATATGAAGTAGTTGAAATACCAACGTCTGGTGACCCAAAAACGTTATCAAGTTCAACCTGCCTACCTACACTGAACGGAATAGATTCATTATTAATTGTCTCTGTAGTCCTTGGTTTAGGTACATCAACAGTGGTTGTATTTAAAGTTTCTACTTCATAACCACGAACATATGCCTTACCAGGCCCAATGGATAGACACATTAAGTCATCCGTTGGTTTGTTACCCTGTTGTGTTAATTGTGTTGCATAATAAGAACCATTATTACCAGTCCTATCATTTAAACATTCCTTAGCAATAACTGGGAATGGTTTGATGTAATAGTTACCAGACTCATCATAAGTCCTTCTAGCTAATTCATCACGAATTAAATTATAATTTGTTTCTTTAACAAACTTGGATATTAAACCATTCTCAATCCTCATTAACTCAATGAAGTTCTCATCATTGAAGTCAGTAAGAGGTTTCTTAACTAATGTAGTTGAAATCTTAAATCTATCTGCGCCAGGTGCAGCATAGTTGGAGAATCCTCTTGCATTATCATACAAATCATTGTCTGTATTTGATGCAGTTACAAGTTCCTCTTTGATTAATAGTCCAATCCTATAAGAAGGTTTATTTGTATATTGATCAAGAATAACTGTTGCATTACCAACAGTTACAAAGAATCCTCTGATAAAATATACACCCTCTGCAATTTTAGCAGCAGATCCTGTTGCAGTTGCATTAGATATTAAAGTTGTAGCAAAACTAGAACCAGATCTAATACTAGCAAGAGAATAAGTAACGTCTTCCTGTACTATTAAATTCTCACCATCGGAGAACCTGTTTCTAGAGAAATCAGTGTCACTAGAACTTTGATACTTAATATAAAGAGTATAGTTCCCTTTAGTTGATGTTCTATTATCAATATAACCTTCTACCTTTGCAGATACACCACTTGTTTCGCCTTTAATCTTTTTACCAACTAAATTAGCAACATACAGTGAAACTGGAATACCTAAATGTGTATCATCAACCTGAACACAAGTATAATCTGATTCATATGCCAACTGGCCAGGAACCACTACAGCACCTTCTTTAAAGAAATGCTTACCAAACTTTTCAACCTGATTCTGAAGAATAGATTGAAGAGTCGTTAATTCCCTAGACTGGATAGGTAATCCAGGCTTAAATAGCACCCTCTGATAATTCTTACTCTCATTAAAATCATCAAAGTATGGAGATGAATTGAGATTAGTATTTTGTGGCATTTTCTTTTAAAACTCCAGTACTATCTTGATGTCTTCCTTCTGACTTGCAGAACGAGGAATAGCGGTTCTGTTATCAATATAGATCACTTCACCTGACTTAGTATTAAATTCCGCAGAAGATATACCAGCACTGAAATTCATTCCTAATTGGTACGTCTTATTATTTATTGACGTACTAACACCGTTATAATCGGTATTGATCGATAATAGTGACCCAACAACAGAAGAACCACTAATAGTAACACCATATCCAGCATCTGGATTAGTTGTAAATGGGATAACTTTATATCCAGTAGCACTGGAAGCAAGACCCATTGGTTGGTAGTATTTCAACACTCCCGTTACCTTATCCCAAGATGCCACATATCCAATTGCAGTTGATCCAACACCAACTGTCTGGGTAATCTCAGAATCAACCGCATATGTTGTTGCAGTTGTAAGGCCTCCCATCTTCAAAGCTTTTAATCCACTAACAATGGAAGTATCAAGTAATTCAGTATCACTTCCAAAAACAGTGGGATTCTTAATAATACCAACCCTAGCAAAATCATTACCTTCAATGATGTCTGGGTTAGTTTCTAATGTCTCAAATCTAGAATATAGAAGAGTTCTATAAGCTCCCAACTCTCTATAGATGTCATATCCATGACCACCTTTTGGCGGGATAATAACATTAAATTGTGCTACAGATGTTGTACCAATACCAGTATTAGTTAAGTTAGCAAGAGGCCCACCACTATCACTGCCAGGAGCGCCTGGGAAGAACCTTATAGATCCATGAGTATATCCCGTACCACCATCGGTAACGAATACCTCAGATACCTTTCCGAAAGAATCTACAGTAATAGTTGCCTTACCATCAACACCATCTCCCAAAATAGGAACATTTGCAAAGGATGTAGAGATGGGCTGATAACTTGCACCCCTATCATTAACTACAACTACTTCGATTTTACCATCAATTGCATTATTTTTTGTAGCAATTGTTTCTCCAGTATCACCCCAACTTTCTGGAACTGGGATATATTCAATGGAATCGAATTTTACGATTTCCGAGGGTTTAATTGTGTAAAGGTATTTCCAAACATAACCATCGCCACTAGTACCAGCTGCTCTAGCTTCAAGGTCAATAAATGTGGGTTGGTCATATGAAGGCCTTCCCTTTGGGTTCTCTGGGTCTGATCCATTTTGCAAACAGACATATACTTTCAAATCTTCATTAACAATATAAAAATTTGCCTCATAGAGACTTCCCTGACTTGTAATTGGAGTCAAGTTGTATATATTGTAATCATGTCGATACATTTCATATGTAGTACCTGCCACCCATTTAACCTTTCTCACCAATCTACGAACATCCTTGTCCGTGATTTTTTTCATTGCAATGACTGATTCCTTAATGGAATACTCTTCTTCAAATCCATCTAAAGGGGAAGGAGTATTTGTCGCCCAACTAGAAGTACCACCAGCTTTAGGTTCAATAGAATTGGGTAATCCCAAAAACGCATAATATTTATTTACAGTCGATCCAACACCAACAAAACTTTTAACAAAAGTCTCGGCGTTCAGAATCCTGAATTGTTCAGAAATAATGGCAGGCATTTTAAGCTAGTGGTGTTTTTTCTTTATTTAGTGGTTAAGTCAAAGGTTTTATTCTAGAAACAACAGCAGAAGTCGATAAACCTGTTAATCCGTTGTCTGAATTTACGAAGAATTCCTTCGGAGTACCAGCTCCTCTATTTTGATATCCGTAAATTTGTCCCCATGTATATTTACCGTAGAAGGTATCGATAAGATGATCAGTAGTAAATCCAACTTGAATATCACTATTGTTATTTGGTCCAGGCTGGAACGCACATGTAACTGTTACTAAACCAGAAACAGAATCACCTACTGTAGCATATTCAACTCGGAATATACCACCAAGATTATCTCCTGATGGAATGATTCCAACTTTATTTAATGGATAATTATTAATTCCACCAATCGCAGTTGTAATTCCAGTTAATGCGTGTCCTACAACACAAGGACTATCATAGATTATAAAGTAATCATCTTTCTGCAATTGACTGTAATTGATTCCTAAAGCATTAAGTGAAGAATACCCATATCCAAGGTTAGTATTATCATTGAAATTAGACTTCAATGTGAATTGTAACCTAGGTGGAACAGTAACACCTATACCAGGCATCCAAGTATTGATGCCAACTATAGTACCAAAATCACCCTTAGTTCTAAGTGAAAGAATATCTTCTTTCTTAGTCTTATCTGGAGAAACAATTACTGGTGGAGAACTTCCAACATCATATCCGAATCCACCGTCAGTAATGGTGACACTTGTAACTACACCAGCCGTAACAGACGCAGTTGCGGTTGCTCTATTGATTATTGGATCAGCATAGAAAGCAGTTGTTCCAGATCCTACTGCAAGAACTCTTCTACCACGACTTAAACCAAAATTAGTAGATGCAAGATCCCTAATTGCATTTGGATGTGATACTGGTCTAGAGTTCCAATTAATAAGATCGAATGAATAATACAAACTACCAGTAGTACTTATTCCAACATATATTCCATCTATAAACTTAAGATTCCTAAAGTCAAATGTAGCAGGATGAACTGCATTGTTATATTGTTGAGAACTCCAAGGTTGCCAGTAGTTTTTATCAGAAGAAATTCCAATAGTTCCATTGTCTCCAACTGCAATGAACTGATTACCATCGTAGATAATATCATTGAAATTGTAACCTGTATTACTTTGTTTTGGAGACCATATTGTTCCATCATTAGATGCAATAATAGCACCACCATTACCAACTGCAATGAATTCATTCTGAGCATAAACAACAGAATTTAAATTCTGTACTGTATTTGAGAATTGACTAAAGTAAGAATCACTCGTAAGACCAACAGCAGTAAAGATAGATCCTGCAGCACCAACTGCAACCCAAGTGTTTCTTGCACCTTCCCAAATCACATCATTGAAACTACCAGCATATTCACTAACATACGTTACTGTTAAGTTTAGAGCAGGAACCTGTCTATCCTCTTTAAGATCCATTTCTTTCCAAGAGGTTATACTGTTACCAATACTTACTCCTCTTGCAAGACTTCCAAAGTCTCCACCAGCAACAACATAGAGATCGGTAGGAGCAGAATATGTCCAACCAACACCAACTGAATTAAATGTAACAGTTCCACCAAATCCAATATTTCCTCTTTCCCAGAAAACACCACTCTTAGTATTAATAAATCTACTACTACTTCCAACAGCAACAATAGGTTCTTCTTCTGTAAATGCTCTCCACTCAATAGTATCAGATACACCAGTTATTACATCATCAAACTTCCAATCCTTAATGATATCTCTCTTCTTAATAGTTGAGTTTGATATTGATATTACTGGATCAGTTTGGTATAGGTAACCAGTTCCACCGTAACTAATCGTTAGTGCTGAAATACTGGATGAAGTAGAAACAATAGATGTTACAATGCCAGGTTCAATATCATAATCCTCAAAGATTTGTGCATTTCTTTCAGACTGTGTTAGTAAGTCAATATCAGAGAATACTGGGTATGCATTATTAACCCAAATAATATTATCACTACTACCAACGTTTCTAATAATTCTAGTTGTAGGTAGAACCTTTGCCTTCAAACTTGGTCTAGCCTTAGAGATTAGAACACCAGAAACAACCTTGTCTCTCTTCTGTTTTTCCCATGTAATAGGTCTCTCAGCAGTTTGATCAGTATTAATACCAATACTATCATATGCGAAAGTTTCTAAAACATCAGAAGCAACGATTCTCTTACCAGTTCTTGGGAACTGATCAACATCCATTATATCAAGTCTATTCTCTTTAATTTGAACAATATCACCAGCCTTAACGGTCAATGGTGGTTCTACTGTTTCAACATCTCTATTAGATCCTCTAAAGTAGAATACAGAACATTTAGAACCTGGCTTAGGAGGTTCTGTAAAGATAACTCTACTACCTTTAAAGATATATGAGAATTGAGGATCCTGTAGAATATCGTTAATGTAGATAAAGATATTATTAGTAACATCCATATCACTACCAGGCAAAGTCTTAAGACTTAGGATTTCAGTAGTTCCACCAGTAGTCACAGATAAAGTGAATTTAGTACGTATTCCATTAAAGTATGTGGAGATGTTATCAAACAGAATGAACTGTCCCATATAGAAGGATGAGAACTTATCATTGTCTAATTCTGTTACTTCCAATTGGAAAGCAGTAAGAACACCAACTCTTGGATCAGTTGATAGTCCAGCAAGTGTCAATTCATCTGTAACTTTATATCCAACACCTTCTTCGGTTAAATCAAATTGACCAATACGACCACTAACATTAACACGTACATTAGCTACCGCATTTGTTCCAATTCCTGTTCCACCAGAAACATATTCTAATGGTTTGTTGAAATATGGATCTGGTTCTGTTACATCCAAGAATACTGGTTTATCAACTCTACCACCTCTCTTAAAGTTAGCATACTCGGTACTTACACCAAGATTAACTCTAAAGCTACCACCATCTATTCTTTCTATAACATCTACTCCAGAATATCCATCACCAGTAGAAGATGTTATTCTCTTACCGTGGAACATCTGACCACCTCTATTATAGTGGTGAACACAAGTTGATATACCTACATTAACAACATATTCATTTGCAGAAATAATCTTATCTACAAATGTTCCCCCAGAAGCATAGTCAGATCCACTTGCTGAATTATTAACAAGTCTAGGAGCAACAATAGCACCTTGAATCGTTCCACCAGTCTTATAGAATGTTGGTACAGTAGATACACCAACGTTCATTTCTACCTTAGTATTATTGATAACTCTAGTTACCTGAGTGCCATCGAACCAAGGATCTCCTTTCTTAGGATATGCATGTGCTTGAACATTACCATCTCTAGTACAAGTAAATGTTAAAGCACCTTGTTCAAACTTAAAGTTGGTTGCATTAGTGAAACTATGACCAGCACCAACTGTCATTGTCATAACACCCACAATTTCATTATAAGTTGCAGCTGTAGCGGTGTATGGTTTATTGGTTGTTGTTCCTACATTGACTTTCAACGTATTTGGTAAAGATCCATCAACAACTAATTTTGCATTATGAGCTGGATCACTTGTACGTGGATATGCATGTTCTGTTGCATTATCATCCATTGCACAAGTGTATATTAGAGAATCGGTAGCAATTCCAATACTCCTACTGTAATCTATTCCATGTGCATCATCAGTTGTTAATTCAACCCATCCAGTTGTTGGAATATAAGTTGCATTAGTAACATTAAATGGTCTTATTGTAGATACACCAATGTGAAGTGTAATGGAATTATCACTATGAGTCTTGATTCCTATTTCTTGATTATCAATAGGATCTCCAGTATTAACTGCCTTACCAACATTTAATGTTACTGTATTATTTGTGGTTGCCGCAATTGCAACATTCTTTCCATTAATCCTATCACTATTTCGAGGATAAGTGTGGTTACTAGCATGACCATCCTTAGCACAAGTAAATATCAAAGAATTAGTAGCAATACCAATATTATCTCCAGTAACAAGTCTATGATTAGCAGATGTTAAGGTTAATATTCCAGTTATTCCTGTGTAATCAGCAGCAGAAACATCTAATACAGATCCAGCAGTACCAACATTAACAGTAATGGTATTTGTGGTTGTAGATGCAATAGAAATTACTTTTGCATTATATGGGTCAGTTGTACGTGGATACGCATGATCACTAGAGAAATTATCTTTTCCACACTTGAATGATATACCACTTGTAACTATTCCGATCTTATTCTGACTGGCAGATGCAATAACCACTGTTGCTGGATCAACAGTCATTGTCATAACACCAGTTACACCATCATATACAGCAGTTGTAACACCAGCATATTGTAGAGTAGATACACCAACCTGAGCTGAAATTGTTGTTGCAGTTACTCCAGTTATTGTCATCTCCTTCTTATGATAAGGATCCGTTGTACGTGGATACTGATGTTGTGTATTATGACCGTCTCTTGCACAAGTAAATGTTATACCACCCGTTGCAATTCCAATTCCGCCTGGAGTTGCAGTTGATAAGCCGTGACCAGATGGAACAGTTATCGTTAGAACACCCGTAGATGGAATGTAAGTAGCGGTAGAAATATTTGTTGTTACGTTAGTAGAAACACCAACATTAATGGTAATAGTATCTACTGTAGTTGCTGCAATTGCAACGTTAGTTAATCCATGAATAGGGTCTGTACTACGAGGATATGACTTAGGAGTAACGAATCCGTCTCTAGCACAAGTAAATGTTAAAGATTCAGTCTTAATTCCAACAGTATCAGTACCAGCAAGAAGACCATGAGCAGAGCCGAACGTTAGTACTAGATTACCTGTAGCAGGGGCATATGTTACACCTGTTGGAGTAAATTTAGTGCCTGTCCAAGAACCTTTATGAACTGCATCCGTGGTAGCGAATGTAGACTGGAATTGGTGAGCATAATCACCACCAGTAAATGCAGCACCAGCTGATGAAGTGACGTAAGTATGTGCAAAATCACCACCAAACTCTAATGCTCCTGTCAATGCACTATGGAATTGATGAGGATAGTCACCACCAAGAACTATAGCACCTGCATTAGCACTGACAAAGGTATGAGCATATCCAGTTCTAGGATATGTGTGATTTGTTGCATGAGCATCTTGATTACAGGTAAATGTCATTCCATCTGTAGAGATGCCTAATGTTCCATTTGCCTTAGCTAATCCATCATCATCTGCATTATAGAATACATGGTCATAATCTCCACCACCATAAACAGAACCTGCACTTGCTGAAATAAATGTATGTTCAGATAAGTTGGAAGATGTACCAACATCAATAGTAATACCAGTAGCAGATGTAGAAACAACCTTAACAGCTGTATTATATGCAGGGTCAGGACCCTTCAATGCAGTTGCTCTAGGATAGAAATGATTAGTTAAATGAGCATCTTTAGCACAAGTAAATTTAAAAGCACGAGTTTTTAATTTAACACTCTGTCCTTTTCTGATCTTATGTGATCCAATAGTTAAAGTAAGAAGTCCAGTAAATGGATCATAAGATCCTCCAGTCGGACTGTAAGGTGTAATAGTCGAAACACCAACTCTACAACTAAAGGTATTTTCTGTTGTGTCAAAAACAGGAACCCATTTTGATGCAACTGGATCTGTAGATCTTGGGTAACTATGGGTGGAAGATTTACCATCCATACTACAAGAGAATCTTATAGAATTTGGTGCAAACCTTACCCTATCTCCATTAGTAAATTGATGATTAGGTACAGTACATGTAATAATACCAGTGGCTCCATTATAGTAAGCCATATTGACGGTATAATAATCTGCAGCCTTTAATTTCTCTCCAATTCTTGGTGATTCAATTACAAGTTCTCCAGTTGCAGGAGTATATGTAGAAGTTGTAATTGCATGAGTTTGTATCGTAGATACTCCAACATTTACTGTAATAGTAGTTGCAGATGTTGATCCAATACCAACACTTAAGTTTCCACCATAAGGATCAGTTGGTCTAGGATAAGAATGTAATGATCTATGTTCATCTCTAGAACATGTAAATGTTAGAGATCCTGTGTTGATTCCAATAGTATCAGATGCTTTCTTGAGTCCATCAGTAAGACCAAGGAAGAATGTATGTGCAGTAGTGTTTGTAGATACTCCGACAAATACAGAGAATGTATTAACTCCTACATTATAAATTGATAACCATTGATTACTGAAAGGATCTGATGGACGAGGATATGGTTTGGGTGCTGTGTAACCATCTTCAGCACACTTAAATGAAATTGATCCATCAAGAAATTTAACATATTCACCACTCTTAAACCCATGAGAAGCAATTGTTGGTTCTAATACACCAGTGGAAGGTGTATAGGTAGCGGTTGTAATCGTGTGTGAAGAGGTTGAAGTATAAGTATGACCAGATCCAACTGTAAGTACTAAATCACCTGTTAGAGGATCATAAGTAGAGGTTGATATAGATCTCTTAGCAAGAGTACTAACACCAACTCTTACAGTGAAATTATTTGTTGATACAGTCGTAATTCCTATATTCTGTCCATAAACAGGATCAGTTTCTCTTGGATATGCATGTTCTGTAGCATATCCATCTTTAGCACACTTGAATATTAGAGAACCAGAATCAATTCCAATTTTCTGTACAGTCCTTAATAACCCACCAGTAGTTGCACTTTCAAAGGTATGTGCATAATTACCACCAGTAATTACTGCATCTGTTGAAACTCCTGTAAATTCATGTTGATAATCACCACCAGTGATTACTGCATCATTAGCAACACCTTGATTGGGAATAAATGTGTGAGTAAAGTTTCCAGCAGAAGTCTGTCCTATCTGCACCGTAAACATCGTACCAGCAACACCAGTTACAGGTACAGCTTTATTGTAATATGGGTCTGTAGGTCTTGGATAGAAATGAACTGTGGTATTAGCATCTTTTAAACAAGTAAATGCTAAAGAACCTTCCTTAAACTTAACAGAGTCACCAACAATAATACCATGATTAGTGTTATCCAAAACAACTGTCATAATACCCACAGAAGGAGTATAATGAACAAACACTGGAGTCTGTTTAACTATTGTAGAAATACCAACATTAACACTAATAGTTGTTGCACCAACACCAGTTATAGGAATAGCAGTATCATATATTGGATCTGTTGTTCTTGGATATGTTTTAATGGATTGCTTTCCATCCATTTCACACTTGAATTTTATTGAATTGGCAGCAATCTTAATACTATTTCCTTGAAGTAAATCATGATTTCCAATGGTCATCGTCATGATACCAGTGGAAGCAGTGTAACTAGCGTCTGTTACTGTACGATTAACTATTGGTGATGTTCCTACATTAATCTCAAAAGTATTAGCAGTTGTATTTCCAATTGCAACCCATTGATCACTTATTGGATCAGTTGATCTAGGATATGTGTGAGTGGATCCATATCCATCCATTGAACACTTAAATCCTATAGAATTGTCAAGAACTTTAATGGTATCACCATTAAGGAATCCATGACTAGGAACAGTTATAGTCAATATACCAACAACTGCATTATAACGAGATGTAGTGACTGAATGTACAGAAGGACCAGATAATCCATGACCATTAACTGTCAGTACTAAGTCTCCTGTACTGGGGTTATAATCAGCAGCAGTTGGAGTTGTATTACTACCACCAACAACAGAAACACAATTGGTATTCTCGGAACCAGCAACAAATGTATGGTTATATGCACCACCAACTATGATTGTTTCATCTAAAGAACTGACATAACGGTGTGTATATGCACCACCTCTGAATATTGCGTTTGATGCAGATGTAACAAACTTATGTACAAAGTCTCCACCAGTTCTTACAGCCCCATCATTTGCTTTAACAAATGTATGTGCATAATCACCACCCAATATTAAACCACCAGTCTTTCCACTTACAAATGTATGTACGAATTGATCTTGAGGAGGAGCATAACCAACTTGAGCTGTAACTGTATTTGTGGTTACACCAACAATAGGTACTGAAGCATTATATGTACTTGATTGTCTTCTTGGATAATAATGTGTTCCAACACCTGCATCTATTTCGCAGGTCATTCCAATACCAGTTAATAAAACATCTTTACCAACTTTAAATCCATGAGGTGCAGCGGTAGTAACCGTCATCACACCTGTTGTATTATCATACTCAGCGTTACTTAAATTAAGTCTAGGAGAATAGTCACAAGTAAATGCAATTCCACTAAAAACAACACAATCATCATCTTTTAGATTGTGATCCTTTTTAGTAAGGACTGTTGCCATACCAGAAACATTATCATATACAACTCTAGTAACTTCTACAGCTGGACTACTTCCAAATGTAACCGCAGTTCCTGTTGGTTCAATAAAGTCATTAGTTATTAATCCATGACCTTCTAATGGAACATAAGAACCAATACCTTGTTGGTGAGTATGTATTCCAAGAGTTGTCATTCCAGCACCAATATTCACTTGGAAATTGATGTTATTTTCAACCTTTGTTACACCAAAAACTTTTCTTGCATCACTTGGGAATGTGATATCCCCAATAGGAGTACTAAATGCAATACCAGTTAATCTAACGGCATTATCAACTGTTAATCCATGTGCATACTGAGCTTGTATTGTAGCAATACCTGTAGATGGATTGTACCAAACATTTGCAATTGAAGTACTTATTCCAAGTTCATCACCATGAGCAGTGATTGTTGTAATTCCATCTGAAGGAGTACCATCCAGATATGCGATTGATTTTGGTGTATAATATCCAGTTCCACCATGAGTAATGGAGAATGCCGTAATAATACCAGCTTCTGTTCTCTCTACTACACCACCAGTTACATAATTAAGTCCAAAACTGGAGAGACCAACAAAACATTTAAATGTATTGGTAGTTACTCCAAGAATATCAAATCCAACTACATTCTTACCTTCAAGAATAGAAGTATCAACACCAGATCTAACTGTACCACCAGCAACGTATGTCAATGGCATTGTTGACACACCAGCCATTACTTTTACTTCATTTGCATTATCATTACTAACAATTGGATAAGCATCTTCTCTAAATCTGTAGGTAGTAAGACCATTTGTTATATCAACACCAGCAACTATAACATTTCTTGATTGGTTAGTACCTGTTCCAATATAATGACCACCAGTTGATCTTATACTTGCAATACCAGTTAGATAATCATATTGAAAGAGAGAAATATTTCTAGTAGCAGATAATGGAGAGAACGTAAATCCAGCTCCAGTAATTCTTATTCTATCGTCTATATCAAATCCATGAGCTGCACTTGTTGTAAAGGTAGCAATTCCTGTTATTTGATTATAAATTGCGGTAGTAATACCAACAGTAGTACCAGCATTAGTACCCATTAAAGCAGTTACACTCGCTCCATAACCCTGAGATGATCTAACATTAATCTCAGGAACTGCTCTATATGCCTGTCCCTTACCTGTAACTTTGGTAAATTCTATAGCACCAGTTGTACCAACACCAACTCTACCAGATGCTTTTAATGGATAATAGTATCCAGAACCAGTTTGAAGACCTACTTTTACAATTCTTCCTGCTCTAGGTACTCCACTTAAGAAATTGATTTTGTTTTCTGAAGTATCGACAACCTCAAAATCAGCACCAGGCGTTTGTACAACGTTGTTTATTAATACAAAAGGATTGTTATTAATATCAACACCAGTATTGACATCATTATAGAGAGCTGTTACTATACCTAAATTTTCTGTTAAATTAAACTGCGTTCCAGCAATACCCGTAAAGTCAAGAGAAAGGTCATCTAATATTACATTCTTATCCTTAACAGCATAAGGATCCATTTTTCTGGAGAACAATCTTCCAGCAAATGTAGATCCAGTCTCTAATCCAACAGGACCAGCTTTACCATACGGTGCATCTGTAAAATATATCTTATCATCAACAATATTATAATCTCCAGTATATACCGAATTACCAGAACCTACAGTATGACTAGTTGCTATTGAACCAAAAGCTCCACGTTCTACAACAACATCAGAAGCAGTTGTAGTACTAAAAACTGGATAATATCCTAAACCACTTTTGAATATTACAATTTCTGCAATAGTACCAACACCAGAAATGGCAGGATAAAACACACCTTCCGTTACAGGTGTCATTGTCCCGTCTATTTCAACTTTTGGAGGATCAGTCTTGGCGTATCCAACACCACCATCCAGCACCTCAATTTTTTCTATTCCGTAATCGGAATTAAAATAAGGCCTTAAGAGAGCTCCAGATCCAGGCGTAGTCCTTGGCATTTATTACGTCCTATCAAAGAATGTTAAGAGAACTACTGCAATATACTCTTGCAGATCCAGTACTATCTCGTATAATACTAAACGTTAGAATATCATCATTACTCGTTGAAGGAGGTGGATTACCACCAACCCAATGAATTCCACCAGCAACAGGAATACTATTCACTTTAACTGCATCACCATACGTAGCACCGACTCCTGCGTTGTTAATCAGAGTAATCGTAGTAGCCTTACTATTTAACGCAGTTACATTAGTGAAATCCCAAGTTATAACTGATGTCGTAAGTCCCCCTAAAAGAACAGATCCTTGAGAAACGTCTATAGTTAGAGTGCCACCAACAGCTGTTAATCCATCTGTCCATTTACCTACTACTTTTTCAGTAATATCTCCATTTAGATGAGATGTACCACTAAAAGTACTAATACCAGTGATTTGGACATCACCCCTAACATCCAATCTGGATGAAGGAGCCGTAGATCCTATACCACAATATGCACCAGCAGTAACAACAAAACTCTCTGATGGAATCGCTAATTCATTAGATGAAACTTGGAATCCATGTGCATTACCCTTTGTAATTGACCATATTGTTGGTCTTTCATTTGAATATGAAGCAACTTGTAACTGAGATGTAGGAAGTGATGTTCCTATGCCCACCATACCATCGGATTTAATCCTAAACATGGTTGTAGCATAACCAATCTCTATAGGACCATCAGCAATTGCACCAGGCTGTTGTATTGTAATTTTACCAACATCAGAATAACTAGAGGTTATAACACCAGTAGTATTAATATCAATTGAAGTATCTACATTTCCAGCAATATTAGCATATGTCGAAGTCGTTGCAATACCACAATTTGTAGAGTATCCAGCGGTACTAGCGTAAGATACGAAACTGATTAAGTTCGCTCCATCCCCAAAGACTGTATATACATCTTCAAAGTTGGAATTAATTTTCAATGTTCCAGCTAACAGGGTATCCCCTGTCCCATCATTGGGCGCCGAACCAGTGTTTATACCTTGCCTAGCCATTACTTACAAGTGGTTTTTCTTTATTTATAGTTAATATGGAGGGTTGTCATCATGAGATGCTAATGTTGTTCCCATACGAGTAACAGTTGAGTTAAATCTATTGGTATCATAATAGAAATTATTATCAACTTCTTTCAATGCATTTGCATATCTCGCCTTAACGAATGAAGTATCACCAATTGATTTTACCTTCATCAATTCATCATCAATTTGAATAACATCATTTCTTGCTAAGGAACTAATTCCAGCAGAAATAACAATACCCTGATCAGTAGCAGATACTTGAGATCCAACTCCAACAGTAAGTTTTTTATTCTTAATTGGAGTCTGAATAATATTATCAATCATAATAATAGCATTCAACTTGGGATTCGCATACTTAAGAACATGTGTTCCAGTACCAAATCCAGTGAAGTCCATTGGTAATGAAGTTGATAATCCAGATAATCTAAATGTCACATCATCAATCTTCTGTGCAAATACCGTTTCTGGCATTACTGTAGTACCAAGTTCAATTGGAGTCATGTATAGATCATCAGCAGGTGTAGCACCTCCAATATATGTTCCAGCAATAGAAATTCTATTGGTAACTGCATATCCAGTTCCACCTTGAACAACATTTACACCAGTTACATCTAAATTAGCATCTCTAGTAACATCAAATGTTGCACCATTACCAGATCCATTATTGGTAGATGGTAGATTATAATATGTTGTTAAAATACCAGTTCTCGTTCCTGTAACAGCAGTAACTGGGAATGTAAGATTATTTGCTGGATTTGCACCACCTAGATGTGTTCCAGCAATACTTACAGTATCACCAACATCATATCCAGCACCACCTTTAATCAACACAACAGCAGTGGATATTGCAACACCAGTTGTTTGATCAAAATCGAATTTAACTTGGAATCTTGCTCCAGTACCATTTCCAGTAGTAATGCCAGGCAAACCACCATCAGGACTACCAAATCCATACCATCTATAGAGAACTATTGGATTTGAAGTAACAGCAACACCAGTTACAGGGCCTGGGATTTGAACATTATAACCATTCTCATACATGGCACTGGATCCAGTACCAGAGGTAACAACAGACATAACAATGTCTTTAGTTCCTGTTGCATGAGATGTTGTACCAATACCAATTCCATCTCCACCCTGTTTATCAAGAACTAACTCTTGACCAGATTGGAAATTATGTCCTTGAATACTAAGTGCATTATTAGTTAAATTAACAATATTAGGATCTGAAGAACCATATGATACTTTAAATACTGGTTTATTATCAGATTTTAAATCAAATACAGTGTTTCCTTGTAGAGTACCAGTTCTATCATGACTACCATTAAATCCTTGAGAAATATCATCCAATTTAAGAACTTTATTAGTCTTATTAAGAATATAACTCTTAATTGGTCTTCCTTCTGGGAAGTATATTCTCTGAACAGATCCATCTGGTAAAGAATCATCTTCGGTTACCATACAGAAATTCTGTTTATTACCTAAGAATACTTCATTATCAATATTGATTATAAGATCAATTTTTTGATCTGCTGGTTTAACCTTCATGTTGTTGGATTTTGCAATACCAACACTTACTAAGTTTAATGCATCTGCATCTTTCTTAGGATCACTAGTAATTCTTAAATCAGAAAATTCAAGGAATCCTGATGGGTGTAGAATAGATCTTACGGATTCTTTCCACTGATTATATGGAAGATCACTCTTAATTGAGTATGAGAACTTCTGATAGTAGAAGTTATCTGATATTCTTTGACCGAAATCATTAAGAATACCAAAATTCATATCATTCTTGGATACTTTATTTCTAGTAACTCCAAGTTTAGTTTTGACCTTAAATTTGGTTACGTCTCTTACGTTACCAGATAACTGAGACACTTCACCAGTTAAAGTTTCCCCAGACTTAAGTACTCCTATAGTATCTCTTAATCTTAGTTGATTTAATCTTGAATTCCAACCATTTTCTGCAACATATCCTTCAAATTTAGAAGCAGTTACTCTTTCACCAGAAACATACTTTCCATCATCAATTAGTTTCATATCAAAGACAGCCATGTCTTTGTAATTGACGATATAACCTAGAGTAAAGTCATCATCATATTGACCAAGAGTTACAGTTGAAATTCCTGCAACATTAGCCATACTGTAAGTAATAGTGTAATTTGTAGTATTGACACCTGTTACTGGGAAGAAACCATAGTCATAAACTGCGGAGTTAAAGTTACCTTCTCCCTGTGTTATTGAATCTGGTGTTATTCTACATCCTTCAACGAAAACAGAGTCTCCAATCGCAAATGGGAATGAAATAATAGTCGAAGCATACCCAGTTGTTACTGGTTTATTGAATTGTGGATCAAGAAGAAGTTCTACAGTTACATCAGTACCAGAATGTGTAATATTATCAATATCATAACCATTAGAGTTCTTAGTAGTAATGATACTTAATGGTTCATTAAATTCATAAGCATTTTCAATAACTTCTACTCTATCAACAGATCCACCAATAACATGAGCAGCAATCTTAACATTATCATTACCACGAACAGTAAGAGTTGGTGGTTGAGTATAATTCTTTCCACCTGTTGTTACACCAACCTCATCAATCCTTGCAATTCCATTAATATCTACAATTGCAGGAACACTTAAGAATGGTAACAAAGTAGGATCAGTTGGATAATCAAATCCATCTTTTACTCTTTCAAGATTATCAATTTCACCTATTTCTGGAGAAGATACTTTAACTATACCATCCTTACCTTGAGTACTAGCAAAACCAACAACTTTAGGTAATACTCTATATCCTTTGCCAGGGAAATTGACCTTAGTTTTAGCAATTGGTCCTCTAGCAGTATCAGAATCAGTTCTATAAGTTATTGTACTAACACCAACCCTAGAAACATACATCTGAGGCTCTGTTGGTTTAGACTTTAGGTTGAATGTAAATTCCTTATCACTCTTTCTAAGAACACTATGTTCTGCCTTAATAACGATCTTATCGAAAGTTATGTTATTTCTACCAGTAACTTCAGTATCAGATATACCATATAATTTTCTATCGTCAGAAGGAACAACAGGAGTTAAATTATAATAACTCTTTCTTGGATAATTAGTACTCGATCTAAGACTAACAGTAGAATTGGGAGTGCCAGGAATACCACTTCTACTTACATTAAATCCAGTATCAGCATCACCACTTACATCCAATCTATTAACAAAATCAATATCTTCAAAGAAGTCCAATCTCATATCAAGAAGAGTCTGATCAGAAACATCAAAAGTGATAATATTACCAGTAGTGAAATTAAGTGCTGGATTAATCTTAGCAAGATGATATGAACCAACTGCAACACTCGTAATATTAACTATCGTAGCATTATCTACATCTCTTCTATGCTTACATAATTTTATTGAACTAACATCTTCCCTCAAAACAAAATATGTTTCATTATCAATTAATCCATTTATAGCATTTCCACCTGAATAATATACAACTTTATCACCACTTTGGAATGATGGGTTGTTAATTGCAATTTGAGTTAAATCTGCACTAAAATCATTATTATCGAAAGATATTTTTTCAGTAGTTATTTTAGCAAGTACTGGATCATACCTTAAAGAAACTGTTTCTGTTGCAACAGGTATTGCATCAATTGTAATTACATCACCACTAGTTAAATTGTGATTAGTTTTAGTGGTTATCAGTCCATAATATCTTTCTATTGTAGAAGTAACTTTAGGGAAATTAGTAAGAAGTGAATGTCCAAATCCAATATTGTTTGCAAGATTATAGAAATATACCGCATCAGCAGCAGTAGGGAATCCAACAGTAGATAATCCAATACGATCTCTACCAAGATTCACAGCATAAACAGTAGATCCTGTTTCTAAAATTACTGTTCCTATACCAGTTGTTGCTCCAACAGATGTTTTAGTCCAAACAAGTCCAGTACCTGCATATCCAACATCATAAGTCAATTCCTGACCTGTTGTATAAGTGTGTCCATCAGGCATATAGATTGATCTTTCAGGAACAAATCTATTCTCTATTGAATAATTTCCACTAGTATTCAATCCAGTAGAGATTATATCATAATGAGTTCCAGTAGATCCAACACCAACAGAATTTTTTGGATCAAAATATGTGTAATAATTCTTTTGTGATAGGTATGTAATATCCTCATTACCCACTTCAAAGGAGAACTTAGTGGGTTTTAAAATAATATTAGCAGTTCCAGCTCTATGTGTTGCAGCCATACCGACATAGAACTCTCTTTTAACAAGAAGTCTAGAGTATTGATCATCAATACCCATAACCCTCATTGATTCAGTTCCTATACCAATAATATCATCTTGAGCAAATCCAAAGGTATCAGTTACACTAATATAAGTCGTAACCCCAGTAGTACCAACATTTGCAAGATCAGTAGCCAATCCAACAGACCTAGTAATAACTTTTACCTTTTGAAGTCCATTAAACGGTGTGAATTGTGATGTTGAGATTCCAGAAAGGTATATTGTTTCACCATTAGCAATTTCATGTGGAACTGTTGTTATACCTACAATTCTTCCTTCTTCCAATAAAAGAGTTGTTTCTGGGAAAGTAGATACTCCAATTTGTACAGTATTAACTTCAGAACCCAATACTTCAGAAACAACAATATTTGTTCCTGTACCATCTGTACCAACATTATCTAATGTAAGACTATCATTGACTTTATAATCAGTTCCTCTAGCAAAAATAGTTACTGAGGATATACCAGAAGTTTTGGTCTTTGTTACATTAAATCTTTGTTTGTAATTGTCACTTATTTTGTCAATAAGATCATAATCAGAGTTTCCGTATGAGAGATAATATGGACCAACATTTCTTGTCAAGTCCTCTTCTATTACAGGATTGTCCTGATTAAAAAATGTTATGAAGTTATCTTCAATTGGAAGATCCTTGAATTTTGTACCCATGATGTATGGATACTTAGGTTCAGCAACACCACTAGAATCAACATCAATACTATAGAAATATGCATATGTACCATCTGGATATTGTGGAGTTATACAGTACCTTCCACCATATTCATCCATATCTCCAGAATTATCATACTTAAAGTCATCAATAAAGTAGCCCAAAGCATACCCAGGCGGTCTCAGACCGACTTTAGATGTAGTATCGACTATGTAACTAGTTGTTAGTCTTATAACACTACCACCAGTAGGAGACTCAAAACCATAAGGACCATATATTGGATTACCATCATAAGCATACCCCAATATAGGAGAGTGTTGTGGATTTGCACTTTGTTCTAAATTGCCAGAATCAATATTATCACCAAGTTGATATCTCAACTTCTTAGGTGGATACATTGATACTGTTTGGAGTTGAAACTCTGGGTTATTACTTGGTTTGGTTATAAGTGAATCTTCATCACTAATAATATCCTCATTCTTAACTACCTGATTAATCTTCCATTCATGCACATCACCAATAAACTTAGCACCAAGACCTCTATTCCTTAAAGTTAATGTAGTCTCACTTATTGCATATCCAACTCCACCATCAAGTATTTGAACACCCGTTATTTTATTATTAGTAATAACTGGTTGAATATCAGCAAAACTACCTGTAGGACTGGTTACAATTATATCAGAATCTTGTCTAAATCCTAAACCAGAAGCAAGTATTTGAACATCTACAATAGAACCACCAATAATAATTGGTTTTAACAAAGCTGGAGTAGTAACTGTAGATATACCAATATCTGGTCTTCTATGGAAATCTAAAATGTTAGTACAACCATATCCAGTACCACCTTCTTCCAAATAAACACTTTGAATAGTTCCAAGTACCTTTGGACTTATTGTAGGTTGAATAATCGTAGTAGATCCTATCGCAGAAAGAGTTTCAACAGCAACTACAATAGGTGGATATGCAATGGTATGTTTTCCACCTGTACCTGTTCCACGGAGAGTTGCATTTCTCTTTTTATCATAATTTTCGGGAGTTTTTTGAGTACCAATACCAACATCATATAATTTAAATCTATTACTATCTAATTTACCAACAGCATAATTGGTAGTTGTTGATAGTCCATTAATAATAGTTCCAGTAGCACTATATTGTACTATTTCTCCACTCTCAAACTTATGATTAGGTGCAAAAATATAATCATCAGAGGTACTTATACCAGACTGCACATCACCATTAACAGGTCTTCCAGGCACAATGACCTTTTTGTTTGAATAACCAGATCCAGGCTCTTTTACATATATTTTAGTAATAGTGTTTTTTGCTTGTAATGTAGTTAATCTATGGAAACCAAAACTAACAGATCCCAAATTAACTGTATTAATTCCAGAAATAGCTTCTTCTGGAGTTGTATGTAATTTAATTATTAAATCACTAACTGGAAAAGCATAATAAGTTGAACCACTTACAATATTACCAACTGGAGTATTTCCTCTTGCATCATATACAACAGCTTCTCCTAGTTCAAAATTATGTCTAGTTTCAAAATCAATTGTATCTGATGTAGTATTAACTGATGAACCGTCTGCTTTAAAGTTATTTTGAATTTTTCCTCTAACAAAGTTAGATTCCAAAACAGCACCAGTACCATTACCACCAGTAACAGATATCTTTGGTTTTTCTTGATATCCTATTCCAGGCGTTACTAGTTTGACCTCTCTAAATGATCCCGTTACGTTAGCATGAGCAAAAGCACCAGAACCCTGATTATCATTAATGATTAATGGAGGTCCATTAAGAACATCATAATCTTTACCAGAATCAGTTACTTCAATATTAGAAATATCTCCATAGAATATCTGTTCATCAAGAACAGTAGGTGGAAATAATTCAACACCATTACCCAATAGTGCTATAGGTCTATTATCAATATCTCTTTTGTTAGGATCATCAAAATAATTCTTTTCTTTTACATATGGTAATTTACGTAAAATCTTCTGGTTTTTAAGTGTTTTATTCTCCCAACCAGACTTGTATATGTACTGTCCAACAGTACTTGTTTTTAAAGCAATATACTTATTTGCAAATACATCAGCACCACTATATGAAAGTCTAAACTCGGTCTGGTTTACACTAGTAACAAAGTAAATACCAGTTTGAATTCCACTTAAAGTAGTATTATCCCAATATATCTTATCTCCAGTTACATAATTGTGTTTAAAAGCAGTATTGGATTGAGGGTCAATAGATTTTATCGTATATGTATATCCACCACCCAATATTGGAGTTCCACTTTCTGTTGCTTCTACAGTATCCGATTTAACCCAAACTTTGTTATCTGTAGCAAAGATTGGATAGTTTGGTAATCCAGAAGAAGCAACATAATTATATTTCTCATCTCTATCCAAATAAGTATTCTGAACACCTACTGGGAAATCATCAACACCAGCAAAATAATTAGAGTTATGAGAAGCTTTTATAACCTTCTTCTGAATTGATGTTGGAGAAGTAGGAGGAGTTGAAGATACCTGAACTACAACAGTATTTGAGAATTTCTTTTGTACATTTGTTGCTCCATACTCAATATCCTTAACAATAACAGATATAGAATTTCCAAACTGGTCTGATAGAGTTAATTCTTCATCAACGTAAAAAACGATAGCATCAAATAGTACAATTCTATAGGTATTGATGTTTACCTGACTAAATGATGAGATCGAATGAGTAGAGGGAATATTATAGATCCAGTTATTGAATTTTGGATCATCTCCCAAATCTTGACCAAAGGAGTTCAACTTCATTGAATCTCCAACCATCATATTTGATGTGTCGGTAGTATCAACGGTATCAATAACATTTACAAGTCTAAATTGCAATAAAGCAGTTTGACCTATACCAGAATATGCATATGCTAACTTATTTTGAAATATATCTGCAGCGAAATTTAAATCAGTAGATATACCAGTTACACCAAGAAATTGATTAACTGTTTTATCTGTGTATGATACAGTAAGGAAGTTGGCATCTTTTGTTGGTTTAATTAAAAGATTACCAGTTTTACCAAATCCAACTGTAGAATCAACAACTAGAGAAGTCGAATCTTCTTTAGTTTCTTCAAGAGTTTTAGTTTTGCCTGGAATCTGGAAGGATCCATCAAAAGAAGTAGAGTCTAAAGATAGTTCATAAAAATCTTTAGTCCCAACAGGTCTATATTCTACGTTGTAAATTGAAGCACTTGCAGTTCCAATGCCAGGTATATCTTGATATAAGAAATTACCAACTGCATTAAGTGGCTCCCCTCCAAAAAGATTCTCTACGAGGAGGTGTTTAGTTTGGAAATATACATTAGATGATGCAGAAATAGTCTGATCAATTGGTTTAATCAGTTCAATCTCTTCACCATAAAGTAATTTAAAGAGAATCTGATAGGATGCATCAGTTCCCTTCGACATGTAAAAGTCTTTTGCCCTTGTTAGAACATTACTAATTGATGTTCCAGTAGTAAAGGTTCTATTTTCAAAGCCAGGAAGGAACTCAGTCTTAAACTTAGTAAAGAATGTTTGTAGGAATAAGTTACTTAAATTTTGTACTGGCGTAGTAGCTACATGTTTATCAGCGTCTGTCTCTTCAAAACTTAAAAATTCCGATGCGTCTTCTCTTGATATCTGATCAATACCACTGAATCCTCTAGCACAACCTAAAAATTGTGTCGAAGTCTTTGAGGTATATGTAATAATCTCATTATCAATCTTTAAAAGACCATATGTAGTTGGCCAACCACTAGTAGAAGCTACATTTATTGTAGTTTCACCAGCAAGAATATCAGCCGTCAAAACCGTTGCAGGCACTAGGGTTTCATTGTTAAATGCACTGATCTTTCTATAATCAACAAGATTGCTAGCTAAATCACCAACACCACCTTGATGTTCCTGTGATTGATAATAGACGTTAAGGAACTCACTAAAGAGGGGTGACTCCTGATTCAGAAATTCAGGAATCTGCGACTCAATAATATGAGAGATTTTTACCTTTTTAATATCCGTCATTTATCTTGTATAGACTGAGCCAGTTGTGTAGCTGGATGTAGTGACGTATGATGTAGCAGATGTGTTTTCACCAGATGAAACAACGTCAGGAATAGCAGAGACTTCACTATGTTGAACGTCTAGTTGTAAATACAAATCTTTCAACGCAATAACATCATTGGATTGAGGAATTCCTTCTATCTGAATTGTTCCGTTTGCCAATGAAGTACCTGTTATATTTACCACATCCAAAATGATCTCTCCTTTTGTATAATCTATTGTTCCAGCATCATTTTTAACAATGAGTGGTAGATTGTTTTCAAGTTTAAAGAATACTAATCTTCCAGTTGTAGTTCCAGTTATAGGAACATCTCCAAGATAAACAGTTCCATTGATGTTACTTACAGTAAATCCTGTAGATTTAATTCCATAACCATCACACTGTTGGTAGAAAGCATTTCCATAACAAAGTTCGTATGTAGCAAATGTATTAATTTCGGGAACGATATCCCTTCTCATCTTAACTTTTGTGATGTTAGAAGTAACACCCCTAGCAGAGTCATCAATCAAACCAACAACTTTACTATATTTAAATCTTCCACCGAAAGCATTAATATCAGTAGATTGTGCATAACTGGTTAATGTCTTAACTACAGATGTCCTTAAATCAGTTACATTAGATATTGCGTTAGTGTTGTAATAAACAGATGAATCAACTTCAACATAAAGATACTTAAGATCAATGATCTCTGGTTTAATTCCAGCAATAGAATATTGCTTCAATTGTGTAGAGATACTATCTTTAGTAATTTGAGATAGGAACGAACCATTTCTTGGTTTAATCGATATGAATACCTTTCCATACTCAGGTGGATCTAACTCCTCACCCCCATAAGCGGTTACAGACTCGACATTAGGATAAACATATGGAATGATACCCTTATAGTCATTTGCGGTTACTGCACGGTACTGTGCAGCGTATATACGGGGTGCCAGGTATTTGATCGAACTGATATCTTCTACATTATCACCATTTGAAGCACTAGATGTAGTTGTAAGTAAAGAAATACCACTTGTAAGAGTTGCATCAGTATCATCTTTCAAAATACCAATGAAAGAGAAGTTAGTAGCACCATTAGCAAGAGGTCCATTAGTTACAATGTAACTGACAGAAACTGTTGCACCAGCTGGTGGTTTCTTACCTAAGATTCCATCACCAAAGAGTATCTCATACTGTTCATCTTCAATTTCCTGAATGAGGAACAATTTAGAAGTAGAATCTACTCTT